GCATTAAAATTAGATTCTATAGATGTTCCAGAAATGACAGTTAACTTTCAAGCTGGAACAAGCGAGGATCAGCAACGTCTTGATAAAGTTTCTATACAAATTTTAGAATGTCCTAACTGTAAACAACGTTTTGAAAAGAGTCATGCTCGTGTCATTAAAGCTTGATTGGGCAACTTATGAATCTGCAAAGTATGCCTGTGAAAATTGGCATTACTCATGCTGTATGCCTGCAGGAAAAACTGTAAAGATTGGCGTTTGGGAATTCAATAAGTTTATTGGCTGTATAATTTATTCTTATGGAGCAAACAATAATGCCGCAAAAGGCTTTGGGTTATCTCAATCTGAGGTTTGTGAACTCACAAGAGTTGCTTTAAATAAACATAAAGCAACGGTTAGTAAGATGCTTTCTATTTCTCTTTCTATTTTGAAAAAAGAAAACAAAGGTCTTAAATTAGTTTTTAGTTATTCAGATAAAACAAATAGGGGTCATCATGGTGGAATATATCAAGCCAATGGTTGGCTTTATCTTGGAGAAAGAAGCACTTCAAACAAAGGAGCTTATTATTACATTAGAGGAAAAAAGATACACGGGAGGTCTGCGCGTGCAAAGTATGGATCCTCGGAAAACTTTCCTAAGCCTTGGCATGATGCACCCTCGGAAACAAAACATTTATATGTTAAAATATTAGACAATAGCTACAATCTTAAGATTGTCTCTGTAAGCTATCCAAAGCGCGTCGTAAGCAAAGACAACGTTGTGTCTGAGTTCCACTCAGAAGAGGGCGGTGCAATTCCGACCACGGCGCTCCAATTAGATGTGTAAATGACAACTATAAGTTTTTCAGAATTTGCTAAGCTAGTTGGTGTAAGTCGTGCAGCAATTTCAATTGCTGTTAGTAACGGCCGATTGACAGCTCATCTTGATGAAAAGGGAAGGAAATTTTTAATTCAAGAAGAAGCAAGTGATGAATGGGTTAATAATACCGCACATAAACAAAGAGAAAAAGCACTAGAATATGATGAGGATAAAGCTCAAGACATATTAGAAAAAGAAAAATTTGCTGAAAACAATCCAAATATCCCTAAGCTTAATGATTCTCGTGCAATACGAGAAGCCTTTCGCGCACGCATTGAAAAAATCAGATACGAAGAACTATCCAACAAAGTCGTCGATGTAGAAAAAGCACAACGAGAATATTATGAGATGGCTAGAAAGGTTCGGGATTGCATGACTGCAATACCAGACAGAATTTCTGCGCAGCTTGCGGCTGAGACGAATCAATTCAAAGTGCATAAGAAACTAATGGACGAAATCAGGATTGCACTTCGAAGTTTAATTGATGAAGAAGAGTTAAAGCAAAATGGCTGACCCAAGAGAAGTCGTTGTTAAATCATTCTTAGCTGGCCTAGCTCCCGATCCCGATCTTACTGTAAGCGAATGGGCCGACACGTATCGGATGCTTTCGAAAAAAGCAGCGGCGGAAGCTGGGCTTTGGCGAACAGAAAGAACTCCTTATCTTAAAGAGGTCATGGACGAGCTGTCTCCGAATAGTCCAACGAAGAGAATTGTATTTCAAAAAGCTTCACAAATTGGCGGCTCAGAATGTGGCTTTAATTGGTTGGGTTATATTATTTGGAACGGCGGGGGGCCAACTCTTGCCGTAATGCCGACGGAAGATCTAGCAGAAAAAATATCAAAGCAGCGCATAGGCCCGATGATTGAAGATACACCTGTTTTAAAGAAGTGCGTAATGCCTTCGCGTTCAAGAGATTCTGGAAATACAATGTTTTCGAAAGAGTTTCGTGGGGGAATGCTGATGATGGTCGGAGCTAATTCTGCGGTCGGACTTCGATCAATGCCAATAAGAAATCTTTATTGCACAGAGATTTCAGCTTATCCAACGGACGTTGGCGGCGAAGGCGATCCTGTTCAGTTGGCTGAGAAAAGAACTCAAACTTTTCCAAATAGAAAAATATATCTTGAATCAACGCCGGGAATTAAGGACTCATGTCGAATTGAATATGAATATCAATTATCAGATCAGCGAAGGTATTTTGTTCCTTGCCCTTTTTGTGATCATCGTCAATGGCTTAGGTGGTCGCAGGTTAAGTGGGTAGACGATAAGCCCGAAACTGCAAAATATGAATGCGAAGAATGTAAAACACTAATTCCTGATATCAACAAACTTGATATGCTTGCTCGTGGTGAGTGGAAGGCAACATCTCAGTCTGATGGTAAAACGGTTGGGTTTCACTTATCTTCTTTATATTCACCATGGAAGTCATGGGAAGAAATTGTAGATGAGTTTTTAAAATCAAGATCAGACGCACCTAAATTAAAGCAATGGGTGAACTCGATTTTAGGTGAGACTTGGGAGGAAGAGTATTCCGCAAAGGTCGGAGTGGATGCTTTGCAATCAAGAGCTGAGCCTTATGTCGGTGCTCCCGAAGCTGTAATTTTATGCACTATGGGAATCGATGTTCAGGATAATAGGCTTGCAGTTTCAATATATGGTTGGACTCGTGGAGAGGAATGTTTTGTTATTTCTCATCAAGAAATTCTAGGCGATCCTTCGGGTTCTGAAATATGGAAGCAAATAGATAATATTTTAGAAACGCCAATAGCTCATGCAAAGTTTGGAAGTGTCAGCATAATGGCAACTTGTATCGACTCGGGAGGACACTTTACACACGATGTTTATAATTATTGCAGAGAACGTGCAAATAAAAGAGTTATAGCGGTTAAGGGGCAATCGCAAAAGAATAAGCCTGCAATCGGAAAGCCGACTGTTGTTGATCTTAATCTTAAGGGACGAGTGCTAGCACGTGGAGCAAGAGTTTATCCTGTTGGAACTGACACCATTAAATCTGTTATTTATGGGCGACTAAAACACAATCAACCAGGTCCGGGCTTTATTCATTTTCATGATAAGTTAACCACCAATTATTTTCTTGAGTTAACAAGTGAAAGATTAGCCACAAAATACGTCAAAGGATATCCAATAAGAGAATGGACCATTAAAAAGGGCCAAAGAAATGAAGCTCTAGATTGTTTTGTTTATGCATATGCAGCGCTGCAATATCTGTATATGAGCTTCAATAGAAATACAATTTTTGATCAAATAGAGCTTAAATTAAGCGAATTATCAGTGAATAATAAAACAGAAGCTGACGTTAAGCCGACTTTACAACAAACAAAGAAAAGCCATACACTGATACCGAGAAAGAATTTTGTGACAGGATTTAAAATATGAAAATACCTTTAGAGATAAACGCTGGGGATTCCTCAACGTGGATTGATGAATCGACAAAAGATAATCTAGGAAATGTTATCAGCTCTCCCGACTGGACATTAACTTATAAATTAGCGGGCCCTTCGGTTTTATCTTTAACTGCAACAGCTTATGAGGGAGGTTGGGCAACGTCTTTAACTAGCACTCAATCAGCTTTGCTAATTCCTGGTAAATATTACTGGCAAGCCGCTGCAACTAAAGCAGCTGAAAAAATTACTCTTAGCGCTGGTCAACTTAAAATAATCCCAAGCCTTGCAAATGCTCAGCCAGGATTTGATGGCCGCTCTCAAACTGAAAAAGATCTTGATGCAGTTCAAACAGCAATGAGGTCAATCATCGCAGGTGGTGCGGTTCAGGAATATACAATTTCAAACAGAAGTCTTAGAAAAATGACAATGCCTGATTTAATTCTCTTAGAATCAAAATTAAAGGCTGATCTTACAAAAGAACAAAAAGCGCAAAAGATTAAAGACGGAATGGGTAATCCAGACGCTCTTTATATAAGGTTTAAATAGACATGTGGAATCCGTTTAAAAAGAAGAAGTCAAAAGAAGTCGTTCACGTTCGCACATACGCAGGTGCGGAATACGGCCGATTAGTCTCTGATTGGGTTTCAAGTGGAGCAAGCTTCGACGCTGAGATTAGAGGAAGCCTTCGCGTTCTTAGAAATAGAGCTAGAGATTTAGTTAGAAATAACGACTACGCAAAAAACGTCGTTCGAGAGATTAAGAATAACGTTGTGGGTCAAGGATATGGCTTTCAATGCCAAATAAAGCAGCAACGTGGTGAAAAACTAAACGATAAGTTAAACGAAAAAATTGAAGCTGAATTTAAAAAATGGTGTAGAAAAGAAAACTGCAACACTGCAGGAAAGCTTTCCTTTGCTCAAATTCAACGCACAATAATGGGTCAAATTCCTGAATGCGGCGAAGCTGTAATTAGAATGGTTCGTCGGCGTTTTGGTAATTCTAAAATACCTCTTGCGCTTCAAGTTCTTGATGCCGACATGCTCGATGATCAATATAATGGGACTGCCCCAAACGGTAATCAAATAAGAATGGGCGTTGAGGTTGATAAATGGGGTAGGCCTGTAGCGTTTCATTTATTCACTACACATCCGGGTGATTATTCCTTTAGCCATTCAGAAGCTTCTAACTTAACAACAAGAATTCGTGTTGAAGCAAAAGACATTATTCATCTATTTATACCTGAATCTGAAAAGCAAACTCGTGCGCCTAGTTGGTTCTCTTCTACTCTTATGAGAGTTCGTCAAATGGGTGGTTATGAAGAGGCGGAAGTTATTGCAGCAAGAGCTTCTGCATCAGTTCAAGGTTATATTACAACTCCCGAAGGTGAGCTTGTTGGAGATGATATTCAAGACGGTCAACGTGTAACTGATTTTGAAGCGGGAACTATTAGAAAATTAAATCCCGGTGAGCAAATAACCGTTCCTAACATGTCACGTCCGGGAGGAACTTTTGATCCTTTTATGCGTGCAATGTTACGCGGAGTCGCTGCAGGTGTTGGAGCATCGTATGAATCCGTTTCAAAAGATTATTCTCAGACTTCATATAGCAGTGCTCGTCAGTCGATACTTTCAGAAAGAGATAACTGGAAGGTAATTCAGTCATGGCTAGAGGAAAACTTTCATAAAGTTGTCTTTGAGAACTGGCTAGATATGGCTGTAATGGCGGAAGTTATTTCGCTTCCTAATTATGAAAATGATTCCGAGATGTATTATCAGTCGGTTCGTTGGATTCCTAGAGGTTGGACATGGATAGACCCTGGAAAAGAAATTGATGCAGCAAAAGAATCTGTTCGAAGTGGTTTTTCAACTTTGACTGATGTTCTTGCGAGTTCTGGTCAAGATTTTGATGAAATTCTATCGCAAAGAAGTCGTGAATTGAAAGCATGTGAAGCAGCTAATATAGTTTTCGACACTGATCCGACAGTTGATTCCAAGAAAGCAACTCCGCACAATTCATCAACGACAAGTGATCAACAGCCCTAACGCGTTGAGCTAGTAACGTATAATAATTTTGTCGCTTAGGGGACATACATTTATTTTGAAAATAAGTTTAAATACTATATATGAAGCTTAAGAAACAATTTCGCACGCTCACCGCGAGCGACATGAATATCGACGCTGAATCTAGAACTGTTGAAATTTCATTCTCTTCTGAATTACCAGTAGAAAGATATTTTGGAACTGAGATTTTATCTCATGATCAAGGTGCTTATGATTTTTCACGTATAGAGCAAGGTGCATGTCCTTTATTATTCAATCATGATCCTGATGAATTAATCGGGACTGTAGAAAAAGCATGGGTCGATAATAAAGTCGCTTATGCAAAAGTTAAATTTTCAAAATCAGAATGTGGCGAGGAGAAGTTTCAACAACTTCAAGAGGGAGTATTGAAGAATATTTCTTTTGGCTACATGATAAAAAAATTAGATCAAATGCCAGACGTGGAAGGTCAGCCAATGACTTTCGTTGCACGTGACTGGCAAGTCTTTGAGATTAGTTGTGTGTCTGTGCCTGCCGACCCGACCGTCGGTTATGGTCGTGCAGATACAGACTTTGAATTTGACGTAGAAATTAATAAAATTG